GTGTGAAGCTGGAAATGCGAAGAATGTATTGGCAGGGTAGTTACAACACAAATACACCGCTTGTAAAACGTGACCGAGTATGCGCCGTAGAGGTATGGAGAGAATGTTTCGGACGGGAGACAACACAGATGAAACGGTCAGACGTAGCAGAAATAAACGGCGTTTTGTCACGGATTCCCGGGGCGGAAAAGCAGAAAAATCCTCTCCGTTTCGGCCCTCATGGTCTACAAAAAGGCTTCAAGATAATTACGGGAATGTAGCAAAAAAGGTGTTACCAAGTAGGCGTTACCATCGAAAAACAGAGAAAAAAGTTAGTAACATGGGGTTACCATTGAAAACGTTGGTAACGGGGGAAAGTAACACCAAAGTAACGTCGGAAAGCCGCATGAATCCTAGAAAAACTAGTCGGTGTTACTGATGTTACCTTATTTCTATATATAAATATATATTAGGCATACAGGGAGACACACATACACACATAAAACGCCTACGTATGCCTGTGCGCCTGTATATATATACACGTGAGGAATTTTGGTATCATCGGTAACACCTAAAAAGGAGCATTTAGGTGAGAGAAAAGAAGATAGAACAAAGGTTAAGAGAAGCCGTTCGGGATATGGGCGGCAGAAGTTATAAATTTGTCAGTCCGGGCAATCGTGGTGTGCCGGATAGAATTATTGTGATGCCGGGGGGACGGATTTTCTTTCGAGAGTTGAAAGCAGAGGACGGGGAGCCGGATGGATTCCAACGTTTGCAGATTGCAAGACTTCAAATTTTGGGGGCGGATGCCTCGATATTGACAGGCAGGGCGGAGGTAGAGAAATTTCTCCGAGATATTCAAACCCTGCAAGGAGGCGACGCCTTATGATATTCAACCCGCACAGATATCAAGCGTATTGTATTAACAGAGCGGTGAACGATTCAGCATTGGCATTGTGGCTTGATATGGGATTAGGAAAAACAGCGATAATACTTTCTGCAATAGCAGAATTGAGATATAACCGTTTTGAGATTTGCAAGGTGCTGATTGTAGCGCCGAAGAAAGTCGCTGAGGCAACTTGGCAGAAAGAGGCATTAAAGTGGGATCACACGAAGCATATACGATTCTCAACGGTTATGGGAACTACACAGCAGAGAGTACGAGCCGTGAATACACCGGCGGATATTTACGTCATAAACCGGGACAATCTCAAATGGCTTGTAGATTATTACCGCAACGCATGGCCGTTTGATATGGTGGTGCTGGACGAATCCAGCAGCTTCAAATCCCATCAGTCCCAGAGATTCAAAGCGCTGAAATCGATACGGCCGCATATTAGTCGTATCGTGGAGCTTACAGGTACTCCGGCGCCACATAGCTTGATTGACCTATGGTCGCAGATGTTCCTGATAGACCTTGGGCAGAGACTGGGCAAGACTATCGGTGGATTCCGAGAGAGATATTTTCAGCCGGACAAACGAGATGCCACGAGAGTGTTCACATACAAGCCCAAAGACGGGGCGGAGGAAACCGTGAAATCTCTGCTTGCCGATGTCTGTATTAGCATGAAATCGGAAGACTATTTGGATTTACCTGAAATGATTGTGAATAATATTCCGGTTGTTCTGGACCCGAAAGCGAGAAAATTATATGACGAGCTAGAAAAAGAAGCGCTACTGCAAATTGACGAAGATTTGATTGACGCAGGATCCGCAGCGGTGTTGTCTAACAAGCTGCTGCAGCTTTGTAACGGCGCGGTGTATGATGCAGACCGCAAGGTTATCGAGCTGCATAAATGTAAAATTGAGGCCTTTGCAGAGCTTATAGAGGCATTAAACGGCGAGCATGCTTTGGTGTTCTATAACTTTCAGCATGACAGGGATAGATTGCTTACGTATTTGTCTACAACGAAACTGAGGGTGAGGGTGTATCAGAGTGCCGAAGATGAGCAGGACTGGAACGACGGCAAAATTGATATTTTGCTGGCGCACCCTGCAAGCTGTGCGTATGGTTTGAATCTGCAGCAGGGAGGGCATCATGCAATCTGGTTTGGGTTAAATTGGGGGTTGGAGTTATATCAGCAGGCTAATAAACGTCTGCACCGCCAAGGACAGACCAGACCGGTTACTGTGCACCTGCTGTCTGTGCAAGATGGACGAGATGAAGATGTAGCCGCGTCATTGGAGAATAAGGCGGCTACACAGGAGCAGCTGCTTCAAAGCTTGAAAGCGAGAATCAAAAAAGTTAAAGAGGGCAGATGAAATTTGGCAGTGAAAAACCAAATCGAAGCGAGAGGAAGTGCGAAAAGATGGAAAAATTAACGGTAGAGAAAACCCTCCAAGGGATAGTGGATTTGATACAAGACAGAGAAAGTTTTGTGAGAAATGACACAGAAATGACCGATATATTTCTGTATGACATTGCAGTTTTAGAAAGTGCTGTAAGGCTGGTTGAGCTGTCCCAAAAGGCAGTGAAGTGGATTCAAGCATATACCGAGAGCATAGACCAGCCTTGTATTGCCTGTAAGTATTATCAGGGAAAGAATGAAAGCATTGCAGAACTACAGCGTAAAAAGCGAATCTGTAGCGCCTGTAATGGTCGAATGGGAACAGAATCATGCAGATGGGAATTTGGAGGGTGAGGTATGAAAACACCACTAAAATACCCGGGAGCAAAGCAGCGAATAGCCGACTGGATTATATCGCACTTCGGAGAACACCGTACATATCTGGAACTATTTTTCGGCGGCGGCTCCGTTCTGTTCAACAAAACACCCTCAAAAATTGAAACGGTGAATGACTTGGACGATGAAGTTATAAACCTATTCCGTATTATCAGGGAATCCCCCCACAGCCTAACCGAAGCAATCAAAAACACACCTTATGCAAGAAGTGAGTACAATAATGCTTGCAAGGAAGCCAAAAGCCCTGCAGGCGACATTGAAAAAGCGAGGCGATTTTTAGTTAGATGTTGGCAAGGATTCGGGTATCGCACCAGGGGGGAGAAAGTTGGCTGGAAAACAGACATTGCCGGCCGTGAAGCAGCTTATGCCTTGCGGGCATGGAATGATGTTCCCACCAGAATACAGGAGGCGGCTAAGCGGCTTAAAAATGTTCAGATAGAACAGCAGGACGCAATTAAGCTGGCGCAGCGATATAACAGTGAAAAAGTTTTGATTTATGCCGACCCTCCATATCTGCTTTCGACCCGTTCCAAAAAGATGTATGCACATGAAATGACAGACAGCGCCCATATGAAATTACTGGAAACTTTGTTACAACATAAAGGACAGGTTGTGCTTTCCGGATACGATAATCAGCTGTACAACGAAACCCTGCAGGGTTGGCAGAAAGTGCAAATATCTGCGCGGGCAGAACTTGGACGAAAGAGGATAGAAACACTATGGATAAAGGAGCGGGACATATGACGCCATTAACCTTAGGCAGTCTATTTGACGGAATATGTGAAATCAACGGAAGAGGAGAATTGAGATGAAAAGAGAAAGATTGACAGAGGCAAATCCTGAATGGGCAGGAAAAATGTATTGGAAATATAAGGCTACGCCAAAGCCACAAGAAATTGACAATGTATATTTCCGCCTAAAAGAATACGAAGACTTAGAAGAGCAGGGGCTGCTTGTGAGGCTGCCGTGTAAGGTGGGGAAAGTAGTATATCGCATAAATAAGGGTAAGGTTGCAAAGTTCAAAGTGACTGCGTTCAAATTGGATGGAGTACGACTGGCTATGACCTTGGTCGATTACGAAAGAATGTGGAAATATTGCGATAGATCCGCTTCAACATTCGGCAAAACGACATTCCTCACTCGCCAAGAAGCTGAAAAAGCATTGGAGTCCGAAACATAAAAAGGCATAAAAAAAGAGAGCGCTTTCGCACTCTCACAATTCAATGCTATTATAGCAAACTTTTAGTAACAAATCAATATTGGGGGGCGGAAGGGTGCACAAACCGGAATATGTGAAGTTGCCGAGATATGCGTACAATATCTGCGTTGACATAGCGAAGTCGTACTACGCATTATTGAAGCACAGGCGAGAGATAGAAGAAAAGATTTTACATGCAGGAAAAACAGTAAATGACGGAATGCCGAAAGGCTCAGAGCTTTCAGATGAGACAGCGGACAAAGCGCAGCGGATAATTATGTTACAGGCGGAAGCTAATCGGAAGATTGAAGCGATTGAGAGAGCGTGGTGGAATTCGACCAAAAATGAGGAGGAGAGAAAGATTATACAGAAAAATCTTTTCGAAGGAGTACCCATGATATACATAGATACGACCTTGTCAGAATGCACAATGAAAAGGCTAAGAAAAAGGTTTTTGTTGTGCTTAGCAGAGAATTTGTATGAAATTTAATTTTTGGTGATACCTTACGTTAAAATAACCGTGTTAAAATAGTATTATCAAAAAAGCGTACAAGAGGATTTTTCATCGAAACACTCCTTATAATATGTTGGCAGAAAGGGCATCTTACGGAAACGTAGGGTGCTTTTTCGTGCGCAAAAAGGGAGATAGTAGAACATAGAAAGCGTGAGGAGATGGCGAGAGGAAAATATGAATACTGGTTAACAGATGAGGGGCTTATAAAACTTGAGGGTTGGGCGAGAGACGGATTAACAAACCAGCAAATAGCAGAAAATATGAAAATAAATCCCGACACATTATACAGATGGATAAAAATGTATTCCGAGATATCCGAGACCCTAAAAAGGAACAAAGACGTAATTGACCGCCAAGTCGAAAACGCCCTGCTAAAAAGAGCGTTAGGATTCTCCTACACTGAAATAACGGAGGAAGAGGATTCCGAGGGCGAGACAAAGTCCGTTAAAAAAGTAAAAAAAATAGTTGTTCCAGACACAACAGCACAAATATTCTGGTTAAAAAACAGAAAGCCTGATATGTGGAGGGACAATAAAAATATAACAGCACAATTGCCGTCAGCAGAAAATAATCTATTTGAAGCCATAGTAGAAAGTGCAGAGGAGGACATAGTCACAGATGAAATACCAGAGATTGAGCAAACGCCAGCTGATAGCAATGACATGGTGGAAAGATAATAAGCTTCAATCCTATGACGGCATAATCTGCGACGGTTCTGTCCGTTCCGGCAAAACGCTTTCTATGTCCATAGGTTTTATTCTATGGGCTATGGCAAGATTTGACAAATCTATATTTGGGGTTTGCGGCAAAACGATAGAAAGCTTGCGCAGAAATGTTATCGTACATCTTCCAGTGTGGCTTGAGGGAATTGTATCTATAAAAGAGCATCGCTCAGAAAATAAGTTGACTATACAAGTGAACGGGCGTACAAATACATTTTACTTGTTTGGCGGCCGTGATGAAAGAAGCTATGCATTAATTCAAGGAATTACACTTTCAGGTATATTACTTGATGAAGTCGCCCTTATGCCAAGAAGTTTTGTCGACCAAGCTTTAGCTAGATGCAGTGTAGAGGGCAGCACATTCTGGTTTAACTGTAACCCAGAGAATCCAAAGCACTGGTTTCATACAGATTGGGTGCTGAAACATAAAGAAAAGAATGTTCTACATCTGCATTTCACTATGGCAGATAATCACAGCTTATCGAAGAAAATAAAACAAAGATATGAAAATATGTACAGCGGGGTATTCTACGACAGATATATTGCCGGCAAGTGGGTTGTTGCAGAGGGACTTATATATAGACAATTTGCAGAACATAAAGCGCAATACATAAAAAAGCTAGCCAAAGAGCAGTTACAAGATGTGATGTATGTGTCAATAGGTATTGACTTCGGCGGCAGCCGGTCTCTTACGACTTTTGTTGCAACAGCAATACACAACGGATTTAAAAAAATTACAGTCATCGCAGACCATAACATAAAAGCGCCAAAGGGTGAAATTGATGCAGATAGAGTATGTCGAGAGTTTTTAAGCTTTCATGCCCGCATTCGTAAGAATTTCCCTTGGTTATATATAAAATATGCGTGGGCGGATAGTGAAGCGCAATATCTCATAAACAGCCTGCACAAAGCCGCTCGCACTGCAGGGTTAAATTTGGAAGTGTATGACAGCAAGAAGTTACGTATAAAAAACAGGATTTTTGCCGGAAATACGCTTATAAACACAAATCGGCTTGTGATTGGCGACGACTGCACGCTTGTACAAGGCGGACTTGAGAACGCAGTATGGGATTCAAAAAAGCCTGATGAACGGTTGGACAATTTTTCAACGGACATTGATATACTTGATGCGTTTGAATACTCTTGGGAACCGTTTATGTCAAAACTTAATCCGGAAATAGAGAAGAGGTGAACATATGAACATAAAAGCGATTCTGGCTATCCTGCGTAACGAAATCGGGATAGATATATCTGCAGATTATTACTCTCGCATTGACAATTGGCAGCAATGGTGGTCGGGATATGCAGAGACGTTTCATCGATATAATCAAATAAATGCCGACGGAACACAGATAAAGCGCGACTTATTTTCAATGCGCATGGCGAAAAAAGTGTGTGAAGATTGGGCATCGGTTCTTTTGAATGAAAAGACGGAGATTGCTGTTGAGGATAAGCAGTCATCAAAATTCTTAATGGGGAGCAACGAATTCGGTGGGGTATTTGGCAAGATTAGATTTTGGGAAGAATCCAATGCACTAATCGAAAAAGCCTTTTACAGTGGCACCGGAGCATTCGTTTTGAAAGTAGATGGGCTGTCAGTTTCTGATGAGGGCAATGTACAGAATTCACCAGATGCAGCTATAAGAATGGAATATCTGCCAGCATTCTGCATAATTCCGCTTTCACATCGACACGGGCAAATTACAGAAGTGGCATTCGCTTCAGATAGCACAATTAAAGGTGAGAAGTATGTGTATTTGGAGCTACATACCCTAGAAAATGGCAACTATGTGATTGAAAACAGATACTACGAAAACAAGAACGGAAATCTTGCTTTAGTAGAATTGCCGAGCGGGATTGCGCCGAAGTTCATAACCGGCTCGCCTATTCCATTCTTCTCTATTGTCACACCGAATATAGTAAATCCATTTAATGACAGTATAGGCTTGGGTTGCTCGGTTTTTTCACAAGCCATAGACAATCTCAAAGGCGTAGACCTAGCTTTTAACAACTTTTGCCGAGATTTCAAGCTGGGCGGAAAGAAAGTTTTTTACAATAGAGAGCTTACAAAAACCGTTGGAACCGCTGCAGATGGAAAGTCAATCTATATTACACCGGACGATATGCAGCAACAGCTTTTTGTGCAAATAGGAGATGAATTCGGAGACTCAAAGCAGCTGATTCATGAATTCAATCCAGACCTTCGAGTTGAAGATAATCAGAACGGCGTACAGGCACAACTAGACTATCTATCGCTAAAATGTGGGCTTGGAGCAAAACATTATCGATTTAGCGATACTTCGAGAGCCGCACAGGTTACAGCTACCCAGTATACGGGGGAAAAGCAGGAGCTAAAGCAAAATGTAGCAAAGCATGGAATTGTTGTTGAGAAAGCATTGCGAGATATTGTAAAGGCTATGCTCTGGGTAGGGAAAAATATTTTAGGAGAGCCTGTAGACCCAGATGCGCAAATAACCGTACAATTTTCCGACGGGTACATAATCAGCGACGAAGAAAAGCGTGCGCAAGATATACAGGACGTAAGAGATGGGTTGATGCAACCGTGGGAGTACCGAGTCAACTGGTATGGGGAAGATAAGGAAACAGCAAAGAAGATGACACAGTCTGCGCCTACTACGTTTGGTGGTTTATCGTATCCGCCGGGCGAAGATACAACGTAACGGAGGTCTAAAATGCTGACATTTCGACAGCTGGACGACCTGCCAAATAGTGTTGTGGAAATTATGACACAGGCGGAACAGTCTATCATAAATGATATGGCGAGGCGTATTTCTCGCATGGGAGCAGTGACAAACGCTACGCATTGGCAGGCGAAAAGGTTGGAAGCTATTGGCGCAGTGCAGGATAATGTCATCAAAGAATTATCAAGGGCATTGCGTTTAACTGAACGGCAGTTGATAGACTTGTTTGATGAAGCGGCTACCAGAACGATTGAATCTGACAACGAAATGTATAAAACCGCAGGATACAAAGCAATTCCGCTGCGGGAAAACCTATATCTGCAGCAGTTAATAGCTGCAGGGCTTGCAAAAACACAGGGCGAGTTTATAAACCTTACCAGAACCACGGCAAACACGGCGACAAGGCAGTTTGAGAGAGCATTAGACTTGGCGCATATGCAGATTGCAGTAGGGGCAATGGACTATAAATCTGCTATTAAAGCAGCAATTAAGCTTCTTTCTCGGCAAGGATTGGCAGCTATCAACTACCCAACAGGGCGTACAGATTTTCTTGACGTAGCAACCAGAAGAGCCGTTTTAACCGGAGTAAATCAAACCTGTGCAGAGATTCAGCTTGCAAACATACAGCAGCTTGGCACCGATTTGGTTGAAACAACGGCACACCCCGGCGCACGAACAGGAGAGGGCGTAGGCAACCATGCTGGCTGGCAGGGAAAAATATATTCTATCAGCGGAATAACGTCAGGATATCCAGATTTCTATACTGAAACAGGATACGGAACAGGTCCCGGCTTATGTGGGTGGAATTGCCGTCATTCTTTTTTTCCTTACTTTAAGGGACTATCGGAATCGGCGTACACTGCCGAAAAATTGAGAGAATATAACAACAAGACTGTAAGATTCAACGGCGAAGAAATGAGCCTATATGATGCAACGCAGCGCCAACGAAGCATAGAACGCAATATACGCAGATGGAAACGAGAAGCAGGGGCGATTGAAGCTGCAGGGTTAGATAACAGTGCAGCCAATTTAAAGGTAAGAGAGTGGCAAGCACGGCAACGTGATTTTATGGAGCAAACTGGACTGAGGCGAGATTATTTCAGGGAGCGTGCAGGGAAACAGAATAAATAAAGGTATTTTAGGCATCTGAAAGGATGTCTTTTCTTATACAAAAATCTGCCAGACGTGGCGTAAAATACGTAGCCGACACAGGGAGCGACACCCGTATAAAAGCGTATCGGAGAAAGGACAGCAATATGAAGCGTGATTTTTTAACTGGGCTTGGCATTGAGAAAGAAGTAATCGACAAGATTATGGACGAACACGGCAAAGATATCGAAAAGCAGAAACAGGCGCTCACAACAGCGGAAACGGATAGAGATGCCTATAAACAGCAGCTTGATGATGTGAACACAAAATTGAAAGCGTTTAACGGCGTAGATGTCGATAGTCTCAAGGGCGAAGTCGAAAAACTCAAAACCGACATGGCTCAGAAAGAGTCAGAATTTCAGACACAGCTTTCAGAGCGAGAACTAAATGCATTGCTGGAAGTTGAAATTATGGCGGCAAAAGGCAAAAATGCCAAGTTGATACGAGCAGCATTGGATATGGATTCACTGAGGGGCAGTAAAAACCAGAAAGAAGATGTCTCAGCAGCACTTAAAGCTTTGTCTGAGACAGATGCCTATTTGTTTGGCGAGTCCGAAACAACAGGAGCAAGGGTTTCTACCGGCGGAGCGCATAACCCTGATGGCGGCAGCAAACCTGAACCCACAAATCTAAAAGAAGCATTGACTGAACACTATGATACAAAAGGAGAATAATTTATGATTACATTAGAAGAAGCAAAAGTTGGTATGGCTGACAAAGTTGCACAGACCGTTATAGACGAATTTCGGCGCAGCTCACTGTTGCTGGACTCGCTCAAGTTTGACAACGCAGTCTCGCCCGGCACCGGCGGCTCTACACTGGTATATGGCTACACAAGACTTAAAACGCCATCTACGGCATCGTTCCGTGCAATTAATACGGACTATACGCCAGTTGAAGCGGTTCGCGACGAGGCATCTGCAAAGCTGAAAATTTTCGGTGGAAACTTCCAGCTTGACCGTGTCATTATCGACACCGCAGGAGTTGTAAATGAACTCAACTTTCAGATGCGCCAGAAAGTAATGGGAGCGACAAACCTTTTCCACTACACAACCATAAACGGCGACGATACTCTGAATGAGCTAGAATTCGAGGGACTCGACAAAATCCTCACTGGCACAAGCACTGAAATTCAAGGTGGCATAGACATATCAACAGCTGCCCTCATGGATTCAAATTCACAGGAGTTTATAGATATGCTGGACGCATTTTTAGCGGAACTGGAAGGCACGCCAACCATGCTTATGGGCAACAGTAAACTTCTGACAAAAATTAAAGGAATCGCCCGGCGTGCAGGTTACTATACTCGCTCTGAGGATGCATTTGGACGCACTGTCGATAACTTCGGCAACATTCCTCTGGTTGATCTACGCAATTATTTTGACGGAACAACGTCAAAGCCATGCGTGCCTATAATCGGCGGCAATACAGACCTATACGCAATTCAGATTGCCGAGGATGGATTCCACGGAGTATCGCCCACCGGCAACAGCATAATCAGTACACATCTGCCAGACTTGAATGCACCCGGCGTAATGAAGCTTGGTGACGTCGAAATGGTCGGTGCAGTGGTGTTGAAAAACAGCCGCAAAGCTGGTGTTCTGAGAAATATTAAGATTGGAGCTTAAGTGATATGAAATATAAAATTAAATTTCCAAACGAAAATAAACACACAGGAAAATATTTCGGTATAGTTTTTGTCGAAGGTACAGGCGAAACAGACAATAAATCGCTGGCGGACAAGCTGGAATATAAAGGGCTTGAGGTTGAAGAGACACCAGAAACACAGGAAAAAGCCAAAGGCACTAAAAAGACAAACAAGGAGTGAGCATGATGTCCACCACTTTTTCAGATTTCGATTTTTATCAAGAGCATGGCGGGAGGCTATCCGAAGCTGAATATAAAGCAGTGGTGGACGACGCCCACGCCGAAATCCTATCGCAAACCAACGGGTCGGCACTATCCGCCCCTACGGATATGCTGAGAGCAATTAAGTTGTGTGAATGCCGACTCGTCGATGTTATAGAGGCATATCGAACAGCGGAAGAGTTCATCCCAAAAGGTGTTGGCAGTGTCACAAACGACAAGCTTTCAATAT